CCTTGGATGTGTGCCAGATGGTCCTGCTGCATGTAGGCATAAGACGGGCGGCCAATCGACATGGCCGCGTTCTCGTCGGCCCGCGTGCGTTGCTCGGGCGCGGGCACGTCCTTCATCAGCTCGGAGATGTTTGGAATCTTGATCTGCTTCAAGAACCGCTCTTCCACGGCCTTGGCGTTGTACAGCTCGGGGTGCGCGTCCGCCCGTTGCAGCACAGCCTGCATCTGGGCCATGCGCTGGGTCTCGGAGAAGATGTGCGGATCGGACACCGGGATGACGTCGGTGTTGCGGTCGAAGTCGTCGCGCTGGATTTCCAGATCTTGGACCACCTCGCCCTTGCGCATCTCGTCAAAGTGCCAGCGGTTCAGGCGGCACAGGACCTTGATCAGACGGGCTTGCGACTGGTGCAGGCGGGCGTGGATAGCCGAGTAGACGGCAGCGCCCTGCTCAATCAGTGCCTGCGTGGTGCCCACCGGGGCGTTGCTGGTGACGTCGGCAATCTTCTCTTCGCTGGTGGTCACCACGCCCTTGGCCGCGTTATCCAGCCAGCCCAGCAGCTCAAAGAGCACCTGCGACGGCGGGTTGAACGGCATGGGCATGGCGATCTTGCGGATGTCGTCCACGCCGGGCGCGCCTTCAATCTCGGCAACCTGCGTCACCTCAATCTGTTGGGTTTGGCCGCTAATCTTTGCGCCCTTGAGCTTCAGCATGGTCGCGGCGTTGTTGATGTGCGCCGAGTCCAGCAGCGCGCGCAGGGCACCGGTCAGAGCTGCGGACAGCCCACCAATCAGGTGTGGCAGGCCAATGGCGTACGCGCCGCGCCATGGGATGAACTTGAACTCGATAATCCAATCGAGCTTGGTCATCGTCTCGTCGCCTTCTTCCCAATTGCGGTACAGGCCGATGACCTCGGAGCTTTGCTCGTCCACCATCATGATGTACGGGGCCATCTCGCCCTTGGTCTCGTCGTCGCTCTCAAATTCCAAGAACACGTAGATGTGGTAAACCTTGCGCAGGCCGTCCTCATTGTCTTGGAGCTGCTTGCCCTCGATCTTGTCGTTGGCTTTCTGTGGACGGGTTTGCTCGGGCTCTTGGCCGCTGGTCAAGTTCGAGCCGCCGATGTACATGCCGTTGGATACGCGCCGGTTGTACTCCCACTCGGTGATCTCGTGGACCTCGGCCGCGCGCTGGGCGGTGTAGAAGTTGGTGGCCGCAAAGGGCAGGATCACACGGTCGATGGGCAGGAACTCCACCACGGGGCGTTTCTTCTGCTCGTCGTACCAGAGCTTCAAGAACTGCGATCCGCCCAGTGGTAGCTGGGTCAGCATCTGCTCCTGCTCGTCGCGGAACTCTTCGATCTGCTCGGTGATCTGCCAGTTCAAGAAGTCGCGCTTGCGCTCGGCCTTCTGCGTCTTCAGATCATCCACCTCACCAATAATTTTGGTGCGGACCGGGCCGTCCGGCGGGAATAGCTCCTTGATGGCGCGGGATGCAAAGTCCACGCAGCCCTCGGCCATGACTGGATGCACCACCTTGGATGCGCCATAGAAGTTGGCTCCGCCCGGTGCGTCCTTGCCCAGCCCGGTGCGCTTCATGCCCTCTTCGTACTGCTTGTCGCGCTCCTCGCGGGCGTTCTTGTCCTTGTCCAACAGGTTGACGTAGCGCATGCCCAAGCTGTTCAGCTCGTAGCTGTCCATGGTCTCGACCATGTTGGCGTAGAAATCAGGCGATTCCTCCGGGCCGGTGGTCTCCATGCTCACCACGGCAGAGCCGTCGGGCATCTCCACGACGTCGGACACGTCCTCGGGCAACTGCACGTCCGCCGATCCGTCTTCGTTCAGCTCGGGGTCGTTCAGGTCGTCGTCTTGTGCTGCCATCATTTAGCTTTCTTGGTGTAGCGCTTCACGCTTTCCATCTCGTAGCGCATGGCGTCGAGGTTTGGTGAAACTGTAACTCGCTCTTTAGTGTAGCCGACCGGCTTGATGCTGCCGCCAGAGGCTTTGCCTTGCGATGCCACCCACTGCGCAAAGGTTGGCATTTGGTTGGTGTACACGTTCTTCATGGCCTCGTCGTATGCCTTGTGCAGCGCAGACTGCTGGGCCATCTGCTCACGCAAAGCAGTAAGCTGTGGGCTCAACGGGCGCAGGGGCGGCACGGGTCCACCATCGGCATACAGCGGCACGCCGTTCTTGGTCACGTCCTCGCGCATGGCTTGGGTGATGGGAAAATAATGTAGTTGCGCTGATTCTTCTGGGTAAACAGCTTCACCAGATGGCTCACCTCTAAAGTTGTATGTTGGTTGGCCACTTTTTTCTTTTGTGACCAATTTGTACCCATTCATTGCAACCTTCGCGCCGTACTTCTTGCCAAACTGGTTCAGGAAGTTGGGCACAATCTTGTCGTAAAAACCCTTCATACCTTCGCCACCAACTTGAAGGTTTTCGCCACTTAATTCACGGTAGCCAACGCTATCCGGATTTTGATCCAAAAGTTTTTTAGCGCCTTCTCTTCCAATGTACTCAGGTAGTTTGGCATGCGGCACATCGTCTTGTCGCACTATTTGGTTACCTTGTGGGTCATAAGCAAACAAGATTCCGCTATTGGGATTATCTGCGTGCGTCATATGCCTGATAAGGCCAACGTGTTGGGCCAGCCCGTACCTATCCGCCTGCTCTTGTCCCGGCGTAATGGCAATGGCGTCGTAGCCGTTTTCTGCGGCATGGTGAATCATTTTCTTGAGCGCCATCTCGTGCCAGTTCTTTTTGAACGGGGCATCGGGCACGGTGTTCTTTGACTGGTGCAGCAGGTCTTGGTGCGCGGCCTCGGCCTTCATGGCCTGCGGCAATAGCTCCATGATGGCGTTGTTGTGCCTGAGCTTGGCGGCTTTCAAGCGTTCGTTCATTTCAGGGTTTAGGTCCCGCATCCGTTTTGTTATTGGATCTTTCAGGCCAGCTTCAGCAAAAGCCGCATTTTGTTTGGCTTCTCGCAATTGCTTCTGCAACCCCCAATGCGCACGCTCCGCATCGTTGATTTGCTTTTCAATGTCAGGCGGCGTGTAACCCTTATCGCGACCCTGCTGATGCCAATCGGATTGCAATTCTTCAATGTGCAAAATTTTTTCGCCGTTGGGACCCTTGCGATCTTTTGCACGAATGCTGGCCAGTATGTTTGCATCCCCGCCAAAATGTCGGGGCACGCCTTTGAACCGCCCATTCGGGTGCATTAGCAATATTTCGCGGTAATTGCTTCCGCCCGGCAGCGTGTAATTTTCATGGTAGTTTTCCCATGGCTCGGTTTCCATAGGTGTCACAGGCGGTTTGCTCTTCAGCGCCTCCATGAACTGCGCCCGCTCCATTTTGGGCAGGTTCACCAGCGCCTGTAGCCCACGGTCCTCGGCTTCCTGCGCCTTGTAGCCGGGCATCTTGCTCAACTCGGTCATGAACTCCGCGCCGGTCCCCTTGGGACGGGGTAGGTTTTGGGCCAGCCGGTCGATAGGGGAATAGAAGCTCACAGTGGGCGCTCCGTCAGTTGGATGTCATGGGTTGACCCGCCGCGCGCCATGCGCGGTCCTGCAGGCCCGGGGCGCTGCGGCATGGCCTGTGGGTTGGGCCGCATGGCCTGCATGGCTTGGCCTTGGGGCGTCAGGGCAAGGATGTTGCTCTGGGGCTGGCCGGGCTTGGGCGGCGGTGCGCCGGGCGCTCCGGGGGGCGGCATACCGCCCTGCGGTGGCATTGGTGGCTGTCCGGGCGGTGGCGGCAGGCCACCTTGCGGCTGGCCGGGTTGCATGGGCATCATTTGGTTGCCGGGCGTCAGGGGCTGAAAGTCCACGCCGCCAATAGGCAGGCCCGCACCGCTGCCGCCATTGGGCGACACGAACGCCTTGATGGGCAGGTCGGGTGCCTCGTTGACGCCGACGTCCTTGATGTTCATCAAGTTGGGTGCCTTGCGCAGCATCAGGCTGGCCAGCATGGTGTCCTTGTCGGGCTCGACCGCGCCGCCGTCGGCCATCTTGCGGCTGGGCTTACGCACGGGTTTACGGGTCTCCGCCTCATCGTCGCCAAGCCGCATGGCCAAGTGGCGTTGTGCCACAAGGTTTTGCTCAGGGAATGCGTGGAAGTCATCATCGCTAAAGCCGGGATGACGCCCGTAAACATGGCCGCCTTCTGCGTAGAACTTGATGCCCTTTGGCGCGATGTACTCTTTGCCCTTGGCCTTTATCTGCTCCTCGGGCTTGTCGACTACGTACTCGCCATTGTTTTGCTCGGCGTGTGTAATGTGCGCCGGGCTTACGTTGTGCGTGAACGTGGTTTGGTGGCTCAGGTTGTCGGTTGACTCTGTCGGCGTGGTCATCAGAATGTGGCCTGCCACTTTGCCGTTTTTGGTCATGAACCGGTTTTTAGGCAGGAAATCCTCATCCTTGAATCGGGAATCGGTCGGGATCATGTGCTCGACCATCTCCATCTTGCCGGTCTTTTTGTTTTCTTTGCGCTCGGGCACGTTCACCAAGCGCGGATGCAAGACGTGCTGCTTCTGGTAGTCAAAACGCAACGGCGTGCCAGCCTTGTCGTTCAATGTGGTGTGGCCGAAGTGCGCCTTGTCTGGGGTCGTGGGCTTGCCATTGGGCCCAAAGTGGCCGGACGGGCCTTCCGCCTTTTCCTCCTCGGACAGCTCGCTGGTGGGTCTGCCGGTGGACCAATACTTGGCGTGGGTGATGGACTGTTCCGCTCTTTTGGCTAAAGGCGATCCACGCTTCATGTCCGTGACGAAGTACGACCCTCTGGGCGGCGTCTTGTTGCCTTGTTCGTTTGTAAAGTCGCCACGGTTGTCGGCGGCCATGATGGTGTTGCGCACACGGGCTTTGTCGCGGCCAATGTTTTCGGTGATCTCTTGCCCGTGCTTGACTTTGGGGCCGATGTTGGAATGGGTCACGTAAGTGCCGTTCTCCGGGTCGTGCAGCTCGTTGGTCTTGCCGTACTGGTTGGAGATGATCGGGGGTTTGCTTTCTGCGGCGCGTTGCGCGTTCAGGTGGCGTATTACGTGGCGTGACGTAGTGTCGGTCTCATCCACCACGTTCGGGCGGAACAGCATGCGCTTGTTGCTTTTGTCCGCATCGTTTGCGGCTTCACGCATTGAGCCGGTATGCGCCAGTATCCAGTCCTTGGTCATGGCCGGGTCGAATTTGGCGATGGCATGGCCTGCGCGACGGCTCATAGCGGCTGCGTATTGCGACTCCGCGTTAGGCGCAAAGCAGGTTCCTTTTTTGGTGTCCACAATGCCGTTGGCATCGACGCCGCCGCCGCAGCCGGTCGTTTGACCGGGGCAGGTGTTGATCACCTTGTAGTCCATGTCGTCGCCGTGCCCCTTGGGGAACAGCGCGTGGCCCGCAACGCCCTTAGACGCATACCCAACGTGGGCCCGGCCCTGCTCGTCGTACTCGTGGCGGACGGTGTCGAGTTTCTCGGACTCGTCCAATGTGTTGCGGTCCGGCTTGATGAACTTCGCGGCACGGAGACGACCCAACGCTTCTTTTTCCGCGCCGAGTTGCTCGTGCAGTGGCTTGTCAAAATGTTCTTGAAGGGCTTGCTTGTGTATCTTGCCTATCTGGCCAAGGGTCAATGGGTCACGGTGTTCAGGGCCGTAGACCCGCGCCCTTTCCGCCATCATCTTCTTCAGCCCCATTGCGTGCGCCTTGGGATTGCCCTCGATCAAGTGCTTGGGCACCACAATGCCCTTAACGCCGCCGGAACCCTCCGCGTCGACCTTGATGCGCTTCTGCTCGTCTTCGTCAAGCAGCTTGGGTTGTTTGGGCGTTTTGGCCTTCTTGGCCTTGCTTGCCGTCACTTCGGCACGCATTTGCTCAATGGGTGGTGTCACATGACCTCCGGTAGGGTTTGGCGCGCATTCTACGCGGCGTACGGATTCTCGCGGTTGCGCCCGCCCGCGTCAATGTAGTCGTCCTCGTCCACCCACTCCTTGGGGAAGTCGATGCTGATCCAGCCCGCGTCGCGCAGGAAGCGCAGGGCTTGGCTGATGCAGTCCACGTACTCGTCGTGCGCCGTGTTGGGAAAGCTGCATATCTGGCTGACCATGCCCTCGGCCCAGTCCCGCACGTAGCCCTTGCGCACGCTGCTCTCGGGCACCCAGACGCGCCCGGCCTTGATGATGTTGGCCACGATGGACAAGCGCTGGCTCTTGTCCGCCTTGCCCGGGTTGTAGCCGCGCACCGGCAGCCCGGCCCGCTGCAGGTCCTGTATCAGCGAGATGCCCGCCGCCTTGTCCTCGACCAGCAGCAAGTCCACGCGCTTCTTCTCCTTGCCCTCGCCGTACACGGTCTCGTACTCGTCGATGATCTTGGGCCGCAGGTCGGGGTAGGTCAGCTTCTCCTGCCAGCAGTCGATCACCATCACGCACATGCCGCCGTCCAGCGGCTTGAACACGCCCAGCGTGATGTTGCCGGTCGGGTCGCTGGCCTCCTTGTCCTTGTAGCCGCAGTCGTAGGACTGGATGACGTACTCGAAGCGGGGGAAGGGCTTGCCGTCCGGCCAGAGCCGGAACCAGTCGCGGTGGACGATGCCGCCCTCCTCGGGGTCGATGATCTCGGCGTGAATCTCCTGCCGCCCGAGGTTCGTGCCCTCGTACTGGAGAATCTGCTTCTGGAACGACGGGGCTAAGTTCTTGATGTTGGCGTAAGTCGATGCGCGCGTGATCACCACGTCGTCGCCCTCGCGGCTGATCAGGTCCAGCACCACGTCCTTTGGCTTGGGCGTGGTCGAGCAGATCAGCTTGGTGCGCTGGCCCAGCCGGATGCCGAACATGATCATGTCCCAGCTCTCTTGCAGGTAATCCCACGCGGCCAGCTCGTCCAGCCATCCGCCGTGGAACTGCGGGCCACGGAAGCGCTCGGGCTCGGACGCCGGGATGCCCTTGATCAGGCTGCCGTTGACCAGCACCAGCTCGTGCAGCGACTTGTTGTAGTCCTTGATCAGCACCGGGGGGATCACCGATAGCAGCCCGCTATCGCCCTCGAAGCAGGTGGCGCGCAGGTCGCTGGATGTCGGGGCTGACACCAGCCACCGGGTATTGGGGTTCTGCCATGCCCACCAGCCGAGGTTCTCGGCGGCCGCGCGCGTCTTGCCCGCGCCCCGGCCTGCGACCATCAGGTGGATGTTCCACCAAGTGCCGGGTGGTTCGAGCTGGTGCTTGTGCGCGGCCAGCAGCCACTTGGCGCGCCAGTCGAACGCGGTGCGGTGCTCGACGGGCAGCTTGGCATACTGCGCCCGCACTTTCGGGTCGCGCAGCAGGTCAGCTAGGTTGCCCATCGTGGCGCAGCAGCTCTAGGTTGGAGAGCATCGCGTCGAACGTGACGAAGTCCACGGCAATCTTCACCGGGGCATCAGGGTCGCCCGCCAGCACCGTCTTGTCGCCGTACTTGCGCGGGTTCCACTTGGCCAGCAGCTTCAAGCGCGTCTCGATCTGGTTCTTGCGCCACGCGATGCTGCCGGGATCGTAGCGCTTGTTGCCCTGCTCGTCGAACACAGCCAGCGGCTCTGTATCCGCAAGCGCTGCGCACTCGTCGGCTATAGCATCGTGCCCCGTTTCCCGTGCGTGCGCGATGCGCGAGGCAAACTCCGCGTCCTCGCGCTCCCAGTCGTACAGCACTGTGTTGCTCGGCAT